GACCAGAAAAAGCCACTATTCGGTGGGGCCAACCCGGCTATGGCAGCTATTCAGGCACTAACCGGTACACAATTCCGTGCTGGCTTTGGTATCTATGCACTTGACGGACTGTTTAGAGACCTGACAGCACCTAGTGATCCTACATACGAAGGTCTGCTGGGTAAAAAGGCGGACGTTGCGCTTGCCAATCTTGGTGCAAACATCTTCAGCACATACACTATTCCTCTTACCGCAGCACAGGATATGTACAACACGTTCTTGGCACCTGACGACGAGCGTCTCGTAAGGCAGACACGCACAGACGACGTGACGAGCCTGATCATTACAAAAAGCCTTGCACGACTTCCGGGCAACTTCGCACTTGAAGAGTATATCGCTGGTATGATGGGGAAAGAAGCACGTGAACTGTACGAGGTGCCGACACGAGCAGAGCCGCTTCGTCGTACTGCACCTATCACACGTCAGACTGCTGGTATCTTGCGTCAGCAGCGTAAGAACTTCTTTGAAGAAGAGATTGACAGGTTGAATATTCCACGCTCACGCATCACTAAAAAGACTGGCGTGGTAGCTGCGGATGCTCTGGTAAACAAGTTGTTTGGCGAGTATGCCACAGACTACATTGTACCCATTCTTGAGAATAGCGAGTACTACAAGAATGCCAGCCGTGGTGAGCAAAAAGAGTATGTGATGAAACTAATTAATGACTACAAGCAGCAGATTATGAAACTAGCTAGACTTGAGTCAAAGGCTGGAAAGCTGATGAGTGGTAAGGAAGACTTTGTTGCCAAGCGTGACTTCTTGGGACTTGGCCCTGAAGCTACACGCAAGGCAATTCAAAGGTACCACGAAATTCACGGTGGCCCACCTGAAGATGGTAAGTACGACTACAGCGAACTTCTTGAATACGGCAAGATAGCCGACAGGGCTATGAACTAGCGGTTGTCACCAGAGCCGCTAATCTTACCACGCTTATGTCGGTCAGCCAGTTTCTGCAGGTTGTTCTCCATGATGTGACCAAGGTTCATCTCCAGTTCATCTGCTAATACAGCACAGTACCAAAGCACGTCACCGATCTCGTAACCAATTTCAATACGTTTCGCAAGGTATTCATCCTTCGTGGCTCCATCACGAATGAACTTCTTTACCTTGTTGGCGATTTCCCCAGCTTCCCCTGTCAGGCCCAGAGTGAGATACTCTGTGGCCTGTTTTTTTGGAAAGATGGCTGTCTCACAGGCCATTGCCTGATAGTCTGTTGCAGTGATTGTACTCATCTGTCTCTCCTTCATCCAGTTTTTAGCCTCTAGTTCCAAGTCCATTTAATTTCTCCAGATTGTGAAAGTATGCGGTATTCCACCCCCGCTGCCACTCTTTGTGGCCTATCGTTCCTGTCTTCATTGGGTTTGCCCTTTGATGAAAGAACTTTTTCTTACGTAGAGCCACTAGAGTAAAAGCCTCGTAACCTAGTTCAAAACACTCTAGAAGTTTTTTATTTACTATCGGATTCTTCATTGTTTTCTCCTTCAGGCCAGTTGGAAAGTATTGCTAGTCGATCTTCGTGCATAGCCATCTTATCTAACTCTGCTTGGATGGCTTCCATGATATCGGAGTGTTCCCCGATACCTGCAGGATTTGCAAAGTATACATCTACATTAGTTTTATGCAAGTGTATATTTGCAATGGCGTGGTTTTTAAGAACCTGTATCATCTGTTTTTTCATTCTCTTTCTCCTTTCGTTTCATCCACTCTTCATAGCAAGGGTGGTGACGAGGGGGATTGTATTGCACCCACCCGTCACCCTGCTTCCATACTAAACTACTGTGTTTATTCTGTCGAGTCTTTTTTACCACGTAGATACTCCGGTTGCTTTTGGGACTTGATGAATCTGCTCAGTAGTTTTACTAACATATCAGTTATCTTATCCATCACGTTGTCTCCTAAACCTGTGTTTGAAGAACACGACTACGTTGATAGCTGTGTTGACAGTGATGGCGAATAACAACCACCACTGCCACCAGTTAGGCATGTCTGCACCTTCAATCATGCTGCAGCTATGTCAACTATCTCACAGACGCCAGCAGTACAGGCCAACTCTCGTCCACCTGACGTAGTGTCTTCCTTCTCATACTCACGAAGCAAATCCCAATTTACTTTCTTGGGCATCTGTTCCAGCATTGCGCCATACTCTTCGACGGTGCAGTCCTGATACGGTGCTTGCTTGTAGGTATGTTCACTGAACGGCAGGAAGCTGATGCCTGACACTTCATCAAAGTGGTCATACACCCACGAGCCTACCTCCATCCACTCATCCTCTTTTACAGAGATTGTAACGGACGGCTTGTGTTCACACCAGTGACGCTGATACTGCAGCCACAGTTCAAGCTGCTCAATGGCAGACATATCGAACCGGGTGACTGCACCATGTGGTGACTTCATGGGGAAGCTGAACACTGTCGTGCTATCAGGCTTCATTACATCTGGCTCCCAAGGGATACCCTCAGACATAAGGAACTGCGTGATAGGGTCTTTGTTGTCGCCACGTACCGTGCGAATGTAATACGGATTGTGACGAGCATGGATGCCAGAGGCACTGTCCACAAGCTGTGAGACTGTACCAGACGGCTTCACGCAGGTGATAGCTGCTGACTGAGGAATGCCAAGCTGTTCCGCCATAGCGGCGTTAGTAGCGATAGCCTGTTCCTTCAGTGCGTTCAGCGTAGCACCAATGTTATTGCCAAGATGTGCCGACTTGCCGGACATCATAGCGTTGTCCATGATACCTGTCAGTGATACACCAAGCAGCCGTTCTTCCTCTGTGTTCTTCTTCCACACATTGCGCAGATACTTGAAGTTAGTCAGAGTGGACTGGAATGTACCAAGGATGGTAGCCAGACGAACCTTGTCTGTCAGTGTCTGCTGCGTGTCAGATGCACGTACAACAACCTCAGACAGATTGCAGAACTGGTAAGGACGCAATATAATTTCACTGCATGGATTACATCCAAAATCTTGCTCCGCATCACGGCGTCCATTAAGTGACGCTTGCTTCTGCGCTGCCTGACGATTGAAAATACCACGTTCACCAGACTTGCTCTCGTATAGGGACACCCACTCACGCATAAATGTACCCATCTCTGGCTTGGCTTTGTAGGCAACGCTGTTGTTAGCCAGCGCACGTTGCCCCTCGTTCTCCCACCACTGACCTGATTTGGCATGACGCATCTGGTCATCATTCAGGTTAGACAGTGAGATAAGTGCGCTGCGTCTGACGCCGCCGACGACAACAACTTCACCAATCTTACACATCAGGTCATGGCATTCGATAGGGAACAGCCTACGGCCTGATGCTTTCTTGAACATCTCCACTGTGAACTGGAACAGTTCCTCCAGTGGGGCTGGGCCACTCGCACGACCACCGAAGGTCTTCAGACGTGCGCCAGCAGGACGAACCTCTGACGTGTCCCATTGCGGTACCTGCCCTGCGTATAGGAGCGAGATTAATTCACGCAGGGATTTGGCCCAGCCCGGACGAGAGTCGCCAACCTTGATGACGGTATCAGTGTCATGCATATCTTCGTTGACGACAGGCAGCTTCTCTGTGTGGTGCCTTTCCACAGAGAAACCTACACCAGTGCCACACATGAGAATGTACATAGTCTCGTCAAATGCACGAGGACTGTCTACGGGAACGTACGAACAGTTGTAACCGCCAACATGACATCGGTCAAGCGCAGGGCCAGCGGTCATCAATGCTCTCATACTTGGCATGATGTCTTGGTCAAGCACAGCAACCTCAAGTTCACCACGCAGATCATCTGGCATAGTGTAGTTATGCTTTTCCTCAAGGTGCTTGCTCATGTAGTCAAAGTATCGCTCGACCGTCTCCATCCAAGTCTCACGACGCTGTTCGTCGTCCTTCCACCGGGCGTACCGGGAAAGGGCAATAAAGTTTTGATAGTCTGTAGGTAGATAATTGTTCATGTTCTCACTCCGTTATAGTTTTTAGGTTTCTGATTTCAGCACCGTCCACGTCATAAAATAGTTCACGAATGGTGTCCTCCATCTCTAATCCGACATCTTCATCGGCTGGTACAGGATACTCGTCAGGGTCAATGTCTATAGTCATGTAGACCTTAACTCTCATCATAGCAGCCTTCTACTTCCTCTATTAGCTTTACAAGATACCACTGTGCTTTCTTGAGGTCTTCTGTGCCATTCTTGTAACGATATCGCCACAGGTACTTCATAATATTGCCTTGTAGATAATGCTCGTAGCCATCACCTGTAGCTGCAGCAATAGCGTCAATGCACTCAATGCCAGCCTTGTTATAATGAGGCGGACTATTGACCATATCATCTTTTAGGTTCAGCAATTTATTTGCATAGAACTCGTCCATAAGTTTCTCCTCGTCTGGTTGTAACTCTTTCATTCTCATTTTCATATACTCCTCATGCCGCATTATGCGTTGCCTTTTGTACTGCTTCCAAAGCTAAGATGTACAACATTGCCATCTTCTCTTGTGACAATCACTCCACTGTCATCCCCTTCTATATCATCATAGAACTCGTTGTCAACAACTTCCATCACATAATTATGTACAATGCTGCGCAAATTCTCATCACTCTCCATGAGAGGTACGGTAGCGCACATCATCTTACAGAAGTGCATAAGTTGGCCGTAGCCCTCGTCATTCAGGGGATTGTCACCTTGTGAAATGATAGAGATGTCAATCTCACCTGTCCACTCTTCGTCGTCCACAGTTGGCCGTACACGAATGATGAAGTCTCCGTTTTCGATTGCGTCATTTTTCATAGTCATCTCCTTTTCACTTTAGTTCCACTGAACTTGATAAATTTAGGGTGTCTGTTTTTACCCTTCTCCTTTAGCCAATCTTCAGGAATGATGCGGTCGTAGTACAAGAAGCCGTACTTTATGCACCACTCTCCATAAGTAGACTTGGCACCTTTACGTAGCTTCCGTCTACTATTCTCAAAAACAAATCGAATGTCCAGCTTTGGGTGTTGTTTCTTGATGGCTAGATGTTTTCTTCTATCAGCAGCGGTGAACATTCCCTTTGTTTCAATAATGATTCCGTTGCACAGCACGAAGTCGGGTGTGTAGGTTCTGTACGCAAGGTCTTCCCATTCAATCTTAACTTTCTCATAGTCATACTTAACTTTGAGTTCGTCAAGATAGACGGACAGTTTGTGTTCAAGCCCACTACGATACCCGTACTTACGTGCCGCACGGAAGGCAGTGTAACTAGGCAAGACTACCTACATTACGCCATGAGATAAATGGCGACTGATAACCCAGCCCTTTCATCTCTTCACGAATCAAGGCGTCTGCCTCTTTACGAGCCTCAAGAGCCGCCCGAAGGCCAGCAGTCTTTCGCTCACGATATTCCTGACGCAAGTCGCTAAGTTTGC